TGCTCATCGGAGAGGAAAAGCCGACACAGGCTGCCGGAACACTGGCTGCCGGTATGTTCTCTAAGGAACAGATGCAGAAGTATGCAGACGAGATCGAGGACCGCATTTATGTCAAGGATATAACTGCCTTGCGTGGCCTTGACAAAGTTATCCCTATCAGCATGACCGCACAGGATATGCAGATGATGGATATGCTTGGTATATCAATGGATGATTGCGCAAGATATTACGCAACTCCGAGACCGCTTCTGATGTTAGATACCAATTCTCATTACAACGACTACACCAACGCCACGATGGAGTATCTGCAACGCACGATAGCTCCTCTGGCGCGTGAGTTGGAAGACCTGTTCGACACCAAGTTCCTTACGCCGTTAGATTTTGGCAATCGTAGGTTCCATATGTGCGAGTTGCCTCTATTGCGTATGGACTTGGAACGTCAGGCAAAAGTTGACCAGTTGCACCTCGGCATGGGATGGACTGTAAACGAGATCCGTAATCAGTATGACATGCCGGCAATCAAGAATGGTGACATACCTTATGTATCGACTAATCTGGCGGAGCTTGGGTCGCCGAAACTGAATGGTGGCGCGGCTCCAGCAGAACCTACACCGGATGACAATACCGCAAATAACGAATAATATGAACGCAGAAGAAATTAAAATTGAAAAGCGCGAGGTTTTCAACCCTTCCGCAGTCTGCCTGAGAGAAGAAGGTGCAGACATGGGCGGCACCATAGAGGGTGTAGCTATCGTAACTAATAAAGAAACCATCCTGTACGAATGCAATGACTATCGTGAGGTGGAAGTGATCGCATCTTCCTGTCTGAACGAAGAGTTCTTGCGTGAGCAGGATATTAAACTCAATCTACTGCATGACAGAGACAACACAATCGCGAGAACGCCGCAATCGCTGCGTATCGACGCCAGAGAGGACGGCCTCCATTTTGAGGCGGACATCCCTGACTGTGACCTTGGAAAGCGTGCAAAAGCTCTTATCGAGAACGGCACTTACACCGGATGTTCCTTTGAGTTCTATCCAAGAGACTATGAAGTCAGCGAAAGAACAGGAGCAGACGGGAAAACAGAATACCTTATTCGGCACACGGCTTTTGAAAAGATAACGGCTCTTACCATCGCAATGGATCCGGCATATAGCCAGACCAGTGTGAAGGCTCGTGAGATCTTCCAAGCGGAGCACCCAGAGAGCGTACCGGTTGAAGAAGATGATCGTGAGGCTGAAGAGAAAGCCGCTGCTGAAGAGCAAGCACGCCTTGAGCGCGAGTATCAATATCGACATAGACAACTTCAGATGAAGAATCTGTGATTTATTAACCCTTAAAACTGTTTTAAGAAATGGGAAAAACTAAAGAAGAGTTGCAAGTACGCAACCGTGAGATTCAGGACCGCATGGCGGAACTGAATGACAAGGCTTATGCCGAAAAACGCGAGTTCACCGCTGATGAGAAGCGCGAGTGGAATACCCTTACACGCGAGGCTCAGAAGAATGACCGCGAGTTGAAAAACCTTCTGACCGATGCTGAGTTGGCACAGGTTCGTGAGAAAGAAGACAAAAACGCACGCTTCCGCGAGCTCTTGTCTAACAGGGGCAACAAGCGTGAGATCCTTCTCGACCCTGCTGCTGGAAACGTATCGGCTAACATCGCTGCTTCTGGTGCTATCAACCTGAGCATCCACGAGCTCATCCCGACGCTCCACGAAGGTCTCGGCCTTCCTTCTACTCTCCGTATCGTTACCGGCGTAACCGGAAACGAGATCTGGCCGGTAAATGTGGACGATGTAGAGATGGAGGAGGTAGGTGAGGTAGCTGCTTTGAACGACCAAGTAGTAAACTTCGCCAACATCACTCCGGTACAAAAGCGCGTAGGTCTGAAAGTGCCTGTATCCAACATGGCTATCGACAACGCTGCATTCGACCTCTTGGCTTTCGTTCAAACCAAGTTCACCTTGGCACAACGCAAGTATCTTGCAAAGAAGATCTATTCGCAAGCTGCTTGGCAGGGTAACAAAGGTCCGTTCTCCGGACTGTCGCCAAAAGGCACTATCGACATCGCCGGTGGATCTGCTTACAAGAGCATCCTGAAAGCAGTTGCTGACTTCAGCGACAAGGGCTTCTACGAGGGCAATGTAGTTCTGATTATGGACCGCGCTACAGAGGCTGAACTGAAAGCAACTCCGAAGATCGAAGGTGCAGCAGGTGGCTTCGTTATCGAGAACGGTCTGTGCGCAGGCTATCCTTATGTACTGACCCACTACATCAACACCGAGCTCAGCGGTACAACACTCGTTCCTACGGAAGACAAGTACATCGGTATCGGTTACTTTGAGTGGTTCGCTCTCCAACAACACGGTGAAGTTCGCTTCGTAATCGACCCGATCACTCTGGCCGACAAGAACGTAACTCGCCTCGTGCTCAACACTGCATGGTCTATGACCGACCTATCTATCTACATCAACGGTGGTGAGCCTCAGAGTGACGGTGAAGGTGGTTACACCTATCCTACTCAGGCATTCGCTCTGTACAAGGTAGAGTTCCCTGCAGAATCCTAAATCAGAAGCGCAACCGGTGTCTCAGTATCATCTGAGCACTGGTTGCAATTCACACCAACTGAAATGTCCACTATAGTGTAATATGGCAAAAGAACTTGACGAGATATTTTACGAGGCTATAACCGCATCAGATTATCTGATGGAGTTAACCGGCAGGAGAATCTATTCGACTTGCGTCGAGGTTCCTCCTACGGAAGACGACAACACGCCGCTGCCTTATATCATCATTACTGACGACGCTTACCAAAATGAGCTCGGCACTAAAGATAGTGTATGGGAAGGCTATGTTGACCATTCACAGGCTTCTGTGATTATATCTGCACATAGCCCGGCTGAAGTAAAACTCCTACGGAAACATGTGCGCAAGGCTATTGCTCAGTATGTCTATAGCATGACGGCGAACGAAATGCCGTATCTCACCGCAGCAACAAATGAGGGGATCAACTGGGATTGGACTAAGCCGTGTTACTATGACACCTTACACTATCAGTGTGACATGGATGTAGATTATGAAGAAGAAGACAATGAGCAAGAAGATGAACAGCCAGCCGAAAGCTGAGAAACAACCGGCATATATTGCCGAACTATTAGCAAATGGTACTGTAGTGCTGCAAGCGAAGAGCAGAGAAGAGTTATCTGAAATGATAGACGGTATTCCTGCTGAATGCAAGTACGGTGCCGGTGCCATCGGTAAGAACAGGGAGTCTGGTCTCTTTACGCTCAGACTCGATATAATTAACGAATAAACAGTAAACAAAATGGCTATACTTAAAGGACAAAACTTTCGCGTATTGACCTACGATAGCACAGCAAGCAAGTTCAAGTGTGTGGGAATGGCAACAAACTGCACAGTCACTCTGAACGGTAATACTGAGGATGCAAGCACGAAGGATGATGTAGGCATGTCTGCTAAGCCGACGGTAGTAAGCAAGTCATGGCAGGTACAAGTGGAATCGCTTAACGTAGCAGATGCCGGTGCTATGCTGACAGCAATCAAAGCTCTTACTCCGTTCACGCTGTTATGGGATGAGGTGTCAACGACAGATAACCAGACTCCGGAAGAGGCTTCTTTCAGTCGTACCGGAACAGCGTACCTGAGCGATATTACCTTCAACTTCAACGATCGTGAGAACTCGTCGAAGTCATTGCAATTCACAGGTAGTGGACCTCTTGCTGCAGTAACAGAGACTCCGGCATTTGCTTCTATCGCTACCGGAAGCTACACGAAAGGTCAGTATGTACGTCTCTTCTTAGGAAGTGACAACAGTGCCACTCCTGCAAAGGTTATTGCCGCTGCTAAACAACTCTCGCTGCACGTCAGCATGAGCGTGGAAGATGCAACGACGAAAGATACTACCGGAGACTGGCAAGTACAAGAGCCTGTCGGACTGTCATACGACATCTCTACTTCAGCTTTGATGAGAGGTGGAGACACAATATCGTCTTCCGTGGACGGTCAGACAATAAGCGATGTGATGGCTATTTACGAATCCTCCGAACCGGTTAAGTTCCAGATTGCGAATGTATCCGGAGACAACAACCGTACAAAAGGTGCTGTCATCGTGAGTGGTTCGGTAGTAATCACATCCTTAACTCTTAACGGTCCGAACCGTCAGAACGCAGACTACTCTGCACAGTTGAACGGTTACGGAGCATACACAGTAGGTGCATAACTTAAGGGCTGCTCATCGTCTCGCGCTTTCCATGTTGCGAGAGGTGGGTGGCCTGTTTTAATTCAAAAGCAACATGGCAAGAAAAATAACACTTTGCGGCAAGGAGTTGAACCTCGCCTGCACAATGCACGCAGCTGTCAGCTACGAGAAGATGACAGGTAAAAGTGCGCTGGACCTTGGGCAGTTCCAAGACAACAAGATAACGCCTATCGTAGAGATGGGATTCTGTATGTTATTAGCACAGAACGACAGTAATGATATCCCCACGTTGGAGAATATCATGAATGATCTTGACAGTGTGGATAAGATGGCAGAGTTCCTGAAGGCTGTATCTGAAGAGATAGTTGAGTTCTACCGTCCGGAGAAGTCTCCCAAAGAAGAGAAATCTGAGGATGTAGCAAAAAACGCATAACCGCTCTCGACCTTTATGAGCGCATAGTAGGCGAGGGCGGAGTCGCGCCGGAATACTTCCTATACCGGATGGAATGGTGGGAAGTGAACAGGTACAATGTAGGATTGCAACGCCGGTACCGTGCACAGTGGGAAACTACAAGAGCGTTACAATGGTGGCTGGCGAATATGTTCCGGGACCCGAAGAAGAGTTCGTCATTAGCTAAACCGGAAGATATGTATAAGTTCGGATGGGAAGATGAAGAAGAAAAGGAACGTACATCTGAACACAAACTGACCGAAGAAGATGCAAAAGACATGCAAAAACTCATTGAGTCATGGAAATGGTAGTATTTATATGTCGCTGGAGTAACCCAAAAGCGGCATATATTGTATATAATAGAAAAGGAAGTATAATATGAAATTTTTGACTCTCGATTACATCAAGCAGCATAGCCGAATCGACTACGATTGTGAGGCTGAGATACTGGACATCTACGGTTCTGCTGCAGAGGAAACGCTATTGAACTATATCGGCATGACCTACGATGAACTAATATCTAAGTACACTAAGGTGCCGGCTCCGTTAATTCAGGCGGCTCTGATGCTGGTAGATGTTAGCTACACCCACAGGTCACCGGTAAGCCCTCAGAACATGAGTATTGTTCCTTACACTTTTGATATCCTGATTAAACCCTATATAAAGCTATGATAGATTGCACAAAACAATATACAATTAAAGTAACCGAAGGTAACGCCTTCGGATTGCTGCTTACTCTGAAGACTCGTACATTTGTGTCATCTCAACCGGTAGATACGGATATCGACGCAAGCGAGTTGCAAGATATTGTCGTTAAGTTGAACAACCAAGTGTTTACGGATCATACTGAGGATGAGAATGGAGTGTTGTTGGCTATACCGGCAGACTTAGCTCGTGGGGCTTATAATGTAGAGTTGACTGCTACTTATAATGGCATAGAGATTCGTGCAGCGTATTTTGAGTGTTTCACGATCATGCCGTGGTCGTATCAGTCAGATGCTCAGAACTACATCCCCGGTAGCCCTATCGTAGCAGAAGCCGCATATATCGTCAGTGACATTATCTCTGATGAGGAACTGGAGCGTCTTAAGGAAGAATACCGGGAGAAGATTGCCGATGCAGAGGAAGCGGAACAGGAAGCGGAAGAGGCCAAGCAGGAATGGGAAGAGAAAGCGGAACAGTTAGACGACGTAGCTACGGAGACAAAAGCCACTGCTAATAAAAATGCCGTCCTCGCTGCTATTGAAGCTGCAAAGGCAGCTTTGCAAGGTGGAGATTCTACTGCTACACTTGCGGCACTTAAGACTGCTATCGCTAATATAGACATTGACACATCCGAGTTAGCTAAACAAGGCTCAGACCCATCTATAAACATAACCGGTATTGCTGCGCAATTAGGAGCTACAGAGGAAGCGTTGGAGTATATAGAGGGTGGCGGACTGCCTGATATTGCTGCTATCGCAAAGCAAGGTAGCAATGCAAGCGCGAACATAAGCGACATACAAACTCTTATAGGTTACACCATAACGGAGATTGACGGCATATGAGCAGTACCATAAAACAAGCAATAGAGGCACTCAAAAACCGCGTTGCTGATGCATATACGGCAGTCGCGAATAAAGGAGGTACACTACCTGCAACACAAGATAGTGCGAACTTGCCTGCGGCTATCGCGAGTATTCCGATTGTGGGTCTGCCTACCGATGGAAGCACTTTTGTGAGTGGTTTCGATGGCGGTAGTTTTTTGACGCCACTTTTTGAGAATAAGATAGTTAATCTTATAGATAATACAACTACTACACTTGCAGTAGCGTATGCATTGAATGGACTCTCCATAACCACTGCAGAAATGAATGCTCTTACAAACACCACAACAGCGTGTTTATCTATATTTCAGAACTGTTGGTCTATCACAAGTATAAAATTTCCATCTCTTAATACTATACATTGGAATGATAGGAGGTATAGTATTTTAGGAAACGGAGTTGAAGATTATTTGAGTTACCTTGAATTTGGTAAAATAGAGTATGTTCAGTTAGACGGAACAAGAGCGTCTTTCTTTGGGTTGCCCGGTTTCTGGGGATACTTAAAAGGTCTAAAGTGCTTTAAGATTGCGCAAGGGTGGGATTTACAAGACCCGTCTGCCTACGTTGATTTCGCAGTATGGACTGCGCAGAATATTACCAATCAGAATGATATTGATGAATTAAATGACAATATTGTAAATTACATCGTTAATACATATGGAGGAGCGGCAAGAGATATTCGATTACACTCAACCCTAATATCAAAACTTACGCAGAATACGTTAGATGCATTTGCTGCAAAAAATCTAACAATAATATCATTTTAAAATGGCAAGTATAAAACAAAACCCAACACCGCCAAATGAGTGGTTATATAAGGACATAACGGAAAATGATAGAAGATTTTCTCCGTTTGTAATACGACCGGAAAACTCTCAACCTTGGGCAGAGTGCACCAACGCAGAAAAAGAGCAATGGGAGGCAGACCATCCCCAACCCGAACCCGATGAGCAAGAGTCATAACATATTTAGGCACTATGGTAGCGGTTGGGTTGTGTACAACCAAAAACTAATCGGAATAAATCCGAGAGATATGAGGATTGACGATAGTATGCTACATATGCACAGAGGCAGTTGGGCGTATTGTGGCTCGTTTGCTACAAATACAATAAGAGAAATGCTGAAAAAATGAAAACTAACCACTACATATTATTCGCTATTGCTGCGTTGTTGTTCTGCTTTATGCTTTTGATGCAGTCGTGCAAGACTTGCAAGCCGATTGTGGAGATACGCGATAGTGTGCGCATAGTTGAGGTGCATACAAGAGATACTGCGATAATAACAAAGGCAGACTCCGCACAAGTGCAATTACTTTTGCGCTGCGATAGTACAAACAACGTACTTATAGACCAGATATGCGCAGCAAATGGAGAACGATTGAGGATGCAATTACAACTGCAAGCACTTGCGACAGGCAAAGTTTTATTGGTAGATTGCAAAGAGGACTCGCTATTGAATATTATTCAAATACAAGATAGTATCATAAAAGAAAAGACAAACCACACCATAGTGCAACAGGTGGAGGTAGTGCCAAAGTTCTATAAGAACTGCACGATAGCGATGTGGGTGTTGGTGGTCTTGGGCGCACTCGCAATAACCGCAAGAATACTTATAAAAATATATCTAAAACAATGAGTACAATAGCACAACGATTACTAAACTTGTATAATAATATGGTCATAGCTAATAGCGTGACCAATGAGTTTGTTGAGGCACTCCCGGATTGCTACGAGGCAGTCGAGAAGAAAGGTGGTACTTTGCCTGCACAACCTACGGCGGCTAATCTGCCGGATGCTATTGAGAGCATACAGAGTGGCGACCCTAATCCTTACGGAGATGTGAGTTGGTGGACGAGTAGCGCATTTTCGCAAGTGTATTCCGTACAAAATTATATATCCCCAAACGATTACGCGGTTGCATCTCCTTTTCTAACAAAATTACCAGCAGATAGAATAGTTATATCTTATTCGTTTTTGATGGCTTCCTCGAATTGGCACAATAGAATAACACCATCATTTTCAACAGGTATGACTGCATATGCTCTAATAATAAACACATACAATGAAAGTTACGCAAAGATAGACTTTTGGAATGGTTCTCACACAACAGGAGCAGGACATACGCTTAATAACGCAACTATTTTTAGAGTCCTTACAACAATACACTTGGTTCGATATATGAAAATAGAAAATGTTACAAGCGGAGAGGTGTATTGGCAGGGGGATAGGTTCGAGAATTATTCAGTAGATAATGACTTGTCAAAGGCAAATCTAATTAAGTGTATAAATGCAGAACTCGGATTGAACTGCTATATGTATCTATCTGCTGCTAAATATGCAGAACTTGCAACTGATACTGATGTGTTGTCAGCACTTGCAAACAAACCGAATGTAACACTTGTACAAGCATAACAATATGAAACCACTTAACGCAAGAGAAGGATATTGGCTCACGCAAAGAGATTGCGAAGATAACGAAAGAATATTCACAAAGAGCGTAACAGGAGTGCGAGCCACATATGAGTATTGGCGCGATGCCCCCAATGAAGAGAAAGAACAATGGGAACAGGAACACCCTGCACCCGAAGTAGATAACAACTAAAACACAATAGATATGAAAGATTTAGTACGTTCATGGAAATTTTGGCTTGTAGTAGCCATTGTAGCAGCCGTCGTCATCGCTGCATTTGTTTGTCATCTCGTTCAACCGAAAGTGACCTATGCTTGGTTGGAGATTGTTAGTGCATTCACATTCGTCTTAGGCGGAGTATGAGGTGGGCTTATTGCTAAATATCTAATCAAGAAAAAGTGATGGATTGGAACTTAATCATAGACGCAGCGATTGGCCTGCTTGGTGCTATCGGCGGAGGCGGTGTCATCTACTGGCGTGCAAACCGGCAACTCAAGAATGCTGAAGCATCGAAAGGAACTACCGAAGCGCGCCTTGCTGAAGCAGACCTTGCTGAGCAGATTTTGGAGAAGTTCGAGAAGAGTGTCCTCTCCCGGATGGATAGTGGAGAAGCCGTGCGCAAACAAGAGTTCAAGGAACTAAAGGACGAAATCCGTAAGCGGTTTGATATTATTGAAGCTGAAGACCGGAGACAGAATGAGACTCTCCGGGATGTTGTCGAGTTCCTTAATGGCGACTTCGCCACTTTTGAAGCAAAGAAGCATAGTACAACAAAACGCAAAAAAGCAACTGCACAAGCACACGCATGAACCCAACAAACGTAATCTGGACAAATGAGGACTTCGAAGAGTATGCTCGTCAACTTGAGGTTCTCAACGAGAAATATGAAGGAGCCATGACGATCGAGCAGCTCCGGAGAAAAGCAGCAAACATAGTTAACCAGCAGAAAGCAACAGTATGATTTACACAATCCTATTAGATCCGGGTCACGGCAAAGATACACCGGGTAAGCGTTCTCCGAAATTTGAAAACAGCAAAGTGCAACTTCTTGAGTGGGAGTTCTCACGGAAAGTCGCTGCAAAGATTATAGAGTTAGCTCCAAGGTTCGGAATAAAAGCAGTCAATATAATTCCTGAAGACAAAGACATTGCTCTATCAGAAAGGGCAAATAGAGCCAACAAATACATCCGGGACAATAAAGGCGAAAAGTGCATACTTCTGTCTATCCATGGTAATGCTGCCGGTAACGGATCAAAATGGATGAGTGCAAGAGGTTGGGAAGCATGGACCACTGTAGGAACGACTAAAAGCGATAAGCTGGCTGAGTTCCTATATGAAGCAGCAGACTTCATATTCCCGGAAGGCACAAAGATACGCACAGACAAGTCTGATGGAGATAAAGACAAGGAGAAGAATTTCACAGTCATCTACAAGGCTGCATGTCCTGCCGTACTTACTGAGAACTTCTTCTACGATAACCAAGACGATTGTATGTATATGCTAAGCGATAAAGGTATTGAGGCAATAGCACGAGTACACATCCTTGGTGCAAAACGATTTTTTGATTCGTCTATCAGCTAATAGCGTCTATTACACTACGATTTGCACGAGCAGTACGATCCCAGTCGTATTGCTCGTAATGTTTATTCTTGACTGTAGAATCTACATGTCCCATGCTTTTGTCAATAACTCTATCCGGAATGTCAAGCGATGCTGCAATAGTAGCCCACGTCCGTCTGATCTTAGCCATAGTCACATTAAATCCTACCACTCCACTCACTTCTGTCAACCGGTGACCGATCTTATGCCGGAATGACTCGTAGTTTGCGTATTTATCCTTGAATGACAGCATCGCACCTTTAGATCCTTTGTACTTCCGGATAAGTTCTTGCAATTCCGGTTCTATCTGGATATGCAATGGCCTCTTGTCTCGTAGTTCAACCTTATGCCGTACAAAAATAACCTCATTTGCAACAGGTGCAGGCATCTCGTAAAGGTCTATCAGATTGGCTCCGCACAGGTAAAATGACATCATAGCTAAGTCACGTCCCCATTCCATTCCCTTTGTGCGCAATTCTACCGTCTTCAGAATACGCATCTGTTCAATAGTCAGACAGTCTATCTCCTTTGCCGGTACTGGAGCAATAGAATAATCGTAATATGGGTCGCTATCTCTGCTTATCAGATGTCGCTTCTGAGCTTCTTTATAAGCAGCACGCATATAGGATTCAATCATATGTCGAGTAGATTCGCCTCTACCGGTAGCTCGTAACCATTGCGCTATATCCGATAGACGTGCATAGTCAATATCCTTAAACGTCAGCGTAAACATGCCGCACGATGAGCAATACTCTCGTAATACCTTCAGACCATATAGATAACTGCTCTTTGTTTTTTCAGTACGTCTGCTATCCCCATACTGCTGATACCATGATAAGAAGTCATCCGGACTACTTTGCT